GACAATTCAGTAAATGCAAATGTTGATGGACTCCAAATATAAACTTTGACAAGTCCTGAATCTGTAAATCTTGTGCTACCATCGTTGGCTACTGCGTTGGCTAATGGTGCACCTGCAACTATAAAGTTGCCATCGATGCTAGATGATAAACTGTAACCTAGTCTAGAACTTGTATCCTCATCGTCTGTCATTGTCAAACTGGTTTGTAATGTATAAGCTGTGCCTGGTGCAGAACTTGATCTAAAGTAAAAGTTAATTGTGCCTTGTCCTAAATCAGGAGCTGAAACTACTAAAGTTCTTCCATCGTTTCTGCCTGTAATAGCCCAACCAAAATCTTGATTGTCTGTTGTACTAGGTGAATTTAACACCGTGGTTGTGTATGGCTCAACTTTCTCGTAAATTTTCCATAGGCTTGCGGTGTTATCAGCAAAAATTCTATCACCGTTTGCTTTATTTGTTGCATCTGCATCACGATAATCTTTATAAGAAAGAGATTGATTAGCATAATCCATTGAACTTACTCTTACACTAACAAATTTGTAAAGATTTCCGTATGTGCCAAAAGTAGATCCGTCAGCTAATATACTAACGCCTGTGCCTAATCTAGAAGCATTGGCATATGAAATTAAAATTGATGTTGCATTTGGCACATCAATTATTTGATACGCACCATTTAATTCTGTAAATTGTGAATTAGAAATAGTTACATAATCCAATTTTTTAAAAGTATGACTAGCTGATGTGTTGATTAATAATTGTGTATCAGTGTTAAATGACTGTAATGACTTCACCCTTAAATTAGTTGAGGTAATACGTAAAACGTCCCATTGATTGTATGTTGATGTATTTGAATCTAATGTGCTGGTGTTCGCTACCCACACAAGATCATTTGACTTTATGTTATTTGCATCTAAGTTTGTTAAATCAGCTTTTGTAAAAGCAGTATGTTGTACATCTTCTGGTCTTACAAAGCCAGCGGTTTTGAAAACTTCAGGTGTATTTCTGTCAATTCCTGCTTGAGTGTAATCATAATGATCAAAAGTTGTTGAAGCTGTATAATCTAATGGTTTGCTATACATCTGATCAACAGTTGCAGTAGCAGATCTATCATAACTTACAGTTGAGTTTGCGTTGTCAAGTAGCTCAATTGATTGAATATTTTTTGAGAATGTTGTGTCATCCATTTTAATTTGAATAGATTTAAGGCCGTCTACATTTCCAAACTCACCAATACGTATCATCCATTCTGGGTACGTTTCAATTGTTAAACTTTCATTGTTAAATTGTGCTTTCAAAAGTCTGTCTATTGCTGTTCTTGTTCCTTTGTCTCTAATAAATCCTTGATAAAATTTATACTGAGAAATATCGTTAACAAGTAAGTTTTCTAGATAACTTCTGCTTTGGTATCCAATTAAATGTTGTGCTAGTGCTTGTTGCGATTCATCAAAGTTATTTGTTTCTAAATTGTAAAAATCGTTAAACTGTGAAATTTTATAGTCAAAGTTTGGAATTAATGCTGGTGCAGGTTTTGAATCTTTTTTGATCCATTGTGCAAAGTCAAATGCAGATAAAGAATTATGATTCTTTTTTGCTACAAAAAATTTAGCATCATATTCAACTGTGTCACCAATTTCGTAGTTAGTATTTGCGGTCCATAAACTTACTTTAGCTTCGTCAAAAACAAAACCAGGAGAATAGTAGTCTCCATTCCATCCGCCAGTTTTCCAACCAACTAGTTTTAATCTTTCTTGCCTAAAACCTGTAGTAGTTTCAAGTATAACATCGTTGAACACTGTTTTATTATCAAAAATAATTAAATGTTCTTTTTGTACAGAATTCATTGTCGCATTGAATATTCCAACTTCTGAATTTTTTGCAGATATACTAAAAGTAGTACCAATCCTTTTAGTTGATATATCTTTTGTGCCAATAGTCCTTCCACCTGCGTCCATTACTGTGTAATCGCCACGCATATTTCTTAATCTGGTAATTATACTATTGTTGGTTTCAATATTAAATCCGTCAGCTCCTGCTGACACTGTGATTGCCGAACCAGCCGACCATCCTTGTGTTGTCCAATATAAAAATTCTTTTGCTGAAGTTTCCCAATTATTAACTTCTTTTATTTCATTTGAAAATTTATCAAATACAAATCCTCTGGATTCTAAATATTTGCCATATCCAACTAAAAAGTTTACAACGTCTTGAACAGTTCTCAGCACCGTGCCATAAGTTATTGTTTTAGTTGTAATGCCCCAGTTGTTATAAATTAAAGCTTCAGCAGTTCCTACTTTAGACTTTGTATTATTTCCATTTACAATTGGTTCAAAAACTTTAAAGAAAGGTCTTAAAGTATTGTAACCTATAACTTTATAACCGCCTTCTAATGTTGATCCATCAAGAGTAAGGTTTGTGTTTAATTCAATTAAGACACCCGAGTAATCATAACTTTCAACAGGATTTGAACTTCTAAATAAAACTTTTATGTTTTCGTCTGGTATAAACTGTGATCCTCCAGTGCTTGACGGAGATGTTGAATCTGTTAATACTTTTATGTTTTGTTTGTCTGTAAATCCACCAAGTTTGTATGCAAGTTGCACTCCTAACCCTTTCATTTTGTCATAGTAAAACGTAGCTGGATCAAGGTTATTTGCAATTAAGTAATTTACTACCCAAGGCTGATAGCCTGCAGTAATATATCTAGTGACAACACCTGTTTTGCTATCAGTTTCTATTTCTAAATGATATTTTGCAGTGTTTAAATTTTGTCTTATTTCTGTGTCTTTATCAATTAAGTTTCCACCGGTGTTAACAATAAGTCTTGAATTATCAAAAAACAGTCCAAAGAATTTTGCAGGTCTTGTTATCGCTAATAATTTACAAACAGTAAAAGGATAAGCAGATGATCTTCTCCAAGCTGATTCTCCAGGAGATTGATCGCCAAAATTCCATTTTCTATTTAAATTTCTTGTTAAATCGTTTGACACTAATCCTATAGATGCTGGACTTCTTAAAGTTCCGTTTTCATCTACAGGTAGATAATTTAGTAAATTAGTTCTTATGTATCTTGTAATACTTTTCTTTTGAAGCCTATCATACCCAGCGGCAAGATCTTCCCACAACACAGAGTTACCTGCACTGTAAGGAGCTGGTCCGTATTCGGTTTCCCAAGTACTAGGCTTTTCAGAATAGCCAAGCATTTCCCATGGGTGCGTATGAGGTCTATCTGTGTCATACAAGTGATAAAATATTCCTCTCCAGTAGCCTGGTAGGAAATCATTAGTAATATGACTTCTTGAAAATCCGTAGTTCCAAGTAAAGCCATCACTGGCATTGAACGTTTTATTGTTTTGCCAATCAACACCGTTTTTACCTGCCCAACTATAAAAATCTGGTCCTAAAACTGCATCAACTTCTTGTCTAGTATAATCTGTTTTTGTAAAAGCTGAAGGTTTTACATCAGAGAAAGGTAACAAAGATGAATCGTATGCAGTTTTACAGTTATTGTAAATTCTTTTTTCTAATTCTATCAGTAGATCGTCTCTGTAATCTCCATAAGCGATTGTTCTTGACCCGTCGTGTCCTACAATAACAGTTTGACTTGTTCTATAAGTGTTATCAGTGATTGATTCTGGTTTAAACTTTGGATACATTCCAAGTTTAGTTGGCGTAGGTGGAACAAAACTTCCAGTAGTACTTGCATAGTCTTTAATTTTAATAATATCATTTACTGCAATAGTGGCAAGTATGGTTATACTGTCATCTGTTGTACTAAAAGTATAGTCTGTGCCTAGTAACAACTGTACGTCATTCAAGTAAACATACACAGCTCTGTTGCTAGGTGTTGACATAGTGTGTTGAGAATCTATTGCATATTCTACTTCAGATGAATCTAATACAGTGTAAGTTCTTAAAGAAACATTTGGTCCATAACCAACCATGTCTTCATAGTAAAAAGGAAAACTAGAAGATTTAGTTTGTCCTAGTGTATCAATAATTGTGTCAACAAAGTCTGCAACGTCGCCTTCAAAAGTTTTTCCTGTAGATTGTGCTAAAAAATTATCTTTAAATTTTTGATATTCTAAATTTACGTAATCTAAAGATGTGATTGCATTTGCACTCTGATCAATTAAGTTGAATATTCCGGCTGGTAGGGCTCCTGAGTGCTGTAATATAGTTCCACCTTTTGTTCTGACATCTGGCAAATCTCTTAGGTTGCTTGAGCCTGGTGTTGTGCCAACCACGTCATTGTTTTTGACAATAATGTCATTTACGTGATTTAAAATTTCACCAAGAGTAAATTCTCCCAATTGAGTGTTAAGAGGATTTGTACTTAAATTTTCAGGTACTTCATATAAGCCTTTTCCGTTAACTTTTTTAGTTGCTGAATAAGTTTGAATTTTGATTATATCTCCAACTGATAATTCTTTTACAAATTTAACATACTTGTTAACCGTACCACTTGCTAAAGTATAATCAGTAGTTAAATTTTTTCTTATATGATTAACTTCTACTGAAACTTCTAAATCACTTAAATTAGCAGAATTTTTGTAAACATTTATTGGAAATAATAATTTTTCATCTGCTGTAACAACAACTGTGTTTATAACTCTTTGTTTAGATTCTACAGATCTTTCAATCCAGCCGCTTTTTGAATTATGTGTTGTAAGTCCTGTTGTATAATGTAAATGTCCTGCTCCATTACTTTTAGTTAAAAATTCGTCTCCACTTTTGTAAGTAAAGGTTCCGGAAGAAATATCTGATTTAAATACGATATCTCCAACATTGTTTATAGTTTTGTATTTTACTTTAATTCCTAATACAGTATCAGTGACTGCTGTGTCTGATGTTTCATACTCAAAAACTTTTGCTCCACTAAAACTTGTATTTGGATATGTTGTAGTGTTTCCAAAACTAGTATGATTATTATCAAACATATCAAATAACGGTTGCTGATTGACGCCTGTTTTAGTTTGTCCAACTGCCCAAATTTTTGTTGTGCCGTTGTAAAAATAAGTTTTTCCTTGATTGTTTGTGCCTAACTCTACAAATACACATTCACCATCTACAGGTGTTGCGTCATCTTCTTCAGTTAAAGCAATAATTGTTTTTTTACCTGCAAGTATTGTGGAATCGTCTACTGTATGAAAACTAACCTTAAAAATTTTATTTTTTACAAGGTTGTCTGTGTCTGCTGTAAAAAGCACTCTCATACCTTCTGCTAAAGACACACCATCAACGATGTAACCTCCTGTGTTTACAATTTGAGAAAATGCGTCAGTGGTTACTGTGTCAACCAAAGCAACTGATGTTTTTGCTTGTAAACCATGATTGTAAAGTGCAAGTCCAGAATCAAATTCAATTATAGGACGCTTTGCTCTGTCTTCTTCTAATAAGTTTGCTACACCACCATTTGCTATTGCAGTCGTTTCAAGCACAGATTTATGGAACCATCTGTTATATCTTGACCATGCATTTTGATCTAGTGAATCTCTTTTAATTGTAATATAGTCTCGTGTTTCTGGTCTGTAAAATGCAATAGCATAAGGTCTCTGATCGTAAGCTACTGTATCATATAATTCTGTGGTTTCAGTACTGTAAGATTCCGGTGTTATTAATCCTGATATATTTGACAATGTAATTGACTCACCAACTCCTTCAACATAAAATTCGTTACCTGAATAGTTTGTAATATCTGAAACATTACTGCCAAACTTTACTTTCATTCCGTTGCTTAAAACAGTTCCTGAAGTTGTTGTGTATGTTCTTGAACCAATTATATCATTCACTACATCAATTTTTGTAGTTGATGTTACAGTCTTAACATTTATGACTCCATGCATGGCAGTGTGATTACCGCATTGATAAAATAAACTATTTGGTGCGTCTGCTGGTACAACAAATTCAACTGTACCTGAATCTGTGCCGTTGTTTGTTACTCCTGTGCTCCAAATTACAGAAGTTGAACCATCTAAAGCAATTCCTGTTTTAAATGGTTCGGTCATNATGTAAAAAGGATGACCTGGNGCATTTACTTTAAATTTGTAAGTGTTGCCTCTGTATAATTCAATTGTTGGATTATTTGTGTTGCCTTTAATTCCAAATTGGTATGCTCCAGCGGCATTGTTTACAACATCAATTTCTGTTGTTGACCCTGTGCCAACTGAACTTATAGCTATTGCATTAGGACCATCTGGTACCCAATAGTATTCTCTGTAATTAATTAATTTGTCGTAGTCTATTGCTGGATTCCATGCGTAAACTTTTTCTTTGTTTAGTCTATCATGGTTATCTGTAAAGCCGCCATAAAAATTAATTTGGTTGATGTAATCATCATATGTGCCTGTGAACTTTACTTGATCTTCCGGATTTACACTTGAAGTATCTTGATCTGTAAATGTTACCGTAGGTTCTAGTTGATAATTTTTTCTGTCTGTACTAGTGGCAGTAATATATTTGTCTTTTGTTGTGTTTCTAGTGTATGCGTATTCTCTACCAATAAATCCATCTAATCTTTCAAGTTGTCCTGGTTGTATTAATTGATCTATTGTGCTGTTTAAAAATCTTTCGTTAGCATCTGTTCTGTAAAATGCAGGAAGATGAGCTATTGATCTTCTTATTACAGTTCCGTTTTTATCTTTGTAAGTTGCACTGTTGGATGTTGAATTAACTGGTACGTCTGCCATTGCTAGTATCCTGACCCACTACTGCCGGAACTTGACGAAGAACTTCCAGAAGAAGAACTTCCTGAACTATATCCTGTTCCTGATGTTGTAGAGGTCACTGATGATACTGCTGATGTTGATCTAGTGCTTGTTGTAGCTGTTGTGGTTGATGTTACAACTGTGCCAGAAGCTACCAATTGGTTGGCTCCTAATGCATCAATTATAGAAACATCATCAACGGTGGCCCCACTGATAAAAATTTCGTCTGTTGCTCCAGAAATTTGGAATAATGACCCAAAACTCTGACCGCTTTGATTTGGCACAATCACCACAGTTAGCAAATCAGGTGCTAGTTGTTGATGAACGTATGCCGCTAATTCTGTAAAATAAAAAGTATCTCCAAAGTCAAAATTATCCAAAGCAAAAAATTCATTTATAGCTTGGATTGTTCTAGTTTTTATAACTGCATTTGTAACGTTGCTAGATGTATTTTTTACAACTTTAAATGTTGCTTGGAATGAATCATCTGCTTTAGATCCAAAAAGTATTTTGTATTTTACAGCATGATATACAATTTGATCAGATAATCCTTTTAGTGGATTCAAAAATCCGCTATAACTAATTCTTAATTGATCCGATGTAGAAGCTGTTGGTTTTGTTCCGCCTTCTCTTAACCATCCTCTAAATCTTGAATCATAATTCCTTTCTAATAGATATAAATCAACAATGTTACTAACACTAGGATCAATTCTTGTGTCTTGTCCTGCGTTGTGTTTGTATTTGAAATCAATACTTGATCTACCTCTTCTTGCAATATAATCTGTTGTGGTAGTCAATGATATTGCTGTTGAATCATATTTTTTAATAACATCTTCATCGGTAGCATAAAAATAAAACAGTTGTCCGTCTGTGTATGCACCTGGTAATGTTATACTTGTTTCGTTTTCGGCTATTACAAAATTAGATGAAGCATACGGTTTGAATCTTTGTATATTGTTGTAACTTGTATATTTTTCAAAGAATACAAATTTTGTTGATACACTAGTATCTGGCTCAACAATTATATCAAAAAGTTCAGGATTGTCAACAACTCCGTCATCGTCATCATCGAGGAATCCAACTTGTACTTTTCTGTTGTCCTGGTATCCGTCAGCTTCTTCAACAGTGTCTACAACTTGCCATGGTAATTGATAACCAACACCTAATCCTGTTGAAACTATTGTGTTGTTTTTTAAAATTGTTACTGTGTCTTTAACTGATTTTCCTGTGGTATAATCGTAAATTTTTTCTGTTTTATCAAAATGAAATTTGTTTTGACTTTCTGATTCAAAAATATAAGCTAATGATCTGTATGCTACCGTGTATGTGTTTCCGTCATTTGTAAACTTAAAGAACCAACTTGCATCTGAATTAGTAGACGCAGTACTTCCAGCATTACTCAATGAAAAAGTTGTATCTGTACTTAAATTTGCTGAGGAAATTACAACCCATTCGCCTAAATCTACGTTGTATCTTAAACCAAAAGTTTCGTAAGAATTAATTCTATCTATCAAATCAGTTTTTAGAGTTGCTGTAAAGGTTGTAGCAAATACAGGAAAAATTGCGTTCAATACTGCATTGGCAGGTATTACATTATTAAGTGTAATTGGTCCTATTCCTGATTCTAAATTTCCTACACCAGAGTTTGCTCCGTCACCTGTGACTGCACTAACTTTTGCCCATGATCTATCTTCTGCATCAGTGGAGTTTGCAGTGACTAATTTGCCATTTAAAAATTCTCTAGTATCTGGCGAAGTAAATTTTATTAATGCGCCTACAGTAGCATACTTTAAATTTGAGGTTGCATATTCTCCAACAGACAAAGGACCGCCTGCATTAAAGTAACCTGTATTAGTATTAGTGCCTGTAGTAGTTGATACCCAACTTGCACTTAAAGTGCTTAAAGGTTTTGTACCATAATTTTTGTAAAAAAATTGTCTTGATGATGCTTGTTTTAATTTTCCTTCAACATTATTATTAATTGTGTTTAATATTTCATTTTGATTTGCAAAAGTAAAAGTAAAACTTGGCATAGTATCTTCTCTGTAAAGAATTCCGTCATCTGCAAAAGTGTTTACATTTGAATATGCTCCTGTAGGATCAATAATTTCTTTAGCTCTTGATATACCTGAAGCTGTTCTATTTGTTGCTTTTGCTTTAACAATGTCTTGAGATGCTGATAAAGGCACAACATTGTAATCTTCTGCTGTAATCATTCTGTTTTGAGAATAATAAACTTGTGGCGCTTTTTCTTTTATTGAATCTGAACTTTCTGTTGCAGATGCGTTGTAAATTGATTGTTGTAATGATGCTGTAACTGTAAGTGTTTGTCCGCCACCATTTTTATCTGTGTAGCCTAAGCTAAAAGTAATGTTGCTAATATCTGTAGGTTGTACTGAGAATGTTGCGTTGTCTGAAACTCTGTAATATGTTTTAAATCTACCTGAAGGAAGATTTGAAAAATTGCCATCTCCAAACACAAGATCAACCGCATCATTGTTTTTTGTAATAACGTTGTAGATGTTTCTTTGATCTTTTGCTAAAGAATTATAAATTGCATTGTTTCCAACTGTGGTTGCAACTTTGTCCCATAAATTTTGCACTTGGCCAAAATCATCTAAACCATAAAGCCAAACATCTGTATTGTTTATGTTGTTTACATTTAATGGTTGAATAAAATTTGTAGTTGGTGTATCAATGTTGAATTCTACATTTTGTAAAGCTCCTTGTTTGAACAAACTAAAAAATCCTGTATTGTTAGATGAATCACCTGCGCCATCTGTTCTGTATACGTATGTAAATCCACCACCTGGTATTGGAGTTTTTTCATAAATGGATTCTGATGCTTCAATTGTGCTTGGCACTATTTCAAATGCTCTATCAACTCCACTAACAGATCTTCTAAAACTAAAAACTGGTAGATCTGTGTTGTTAGAATTTGTTGTGTAAATTTCAGTTTTAATTCCGCCAATAGTGCCTGACTCTTGTGGTTTGCCAAATCTTTGACCTGAAACATTCACAGCGTTTAAAATATTAATAAACTGTTCTCTGTAATTTGAGTTAGTAGGATCATTCCAAACAACTGTAACGTTGCCTAAATTTGTTCCAGCTGAGTCAGATATGTTTTCAGTTGTTGACACTGAGGAATATTTTAATAATCCGGTTGCCGCTAAATTTCTTTTGGCATTATAATTAATTAATCTTGCTAATCTTAAAACCGAATTTCTTCTTTCTGCTGTTTCTAAAAAATTTTCTCTGGCATTTAAATCTACTCTAAATGAAAGTGATTGTGATATGTATGCAATCAAATCTAGTAAGGCAACGTATTCAGATGATTCAATATAGTCGTTGAAATCATCAGGATAGTTCTCTCTTAGATATGCTACCATTGTTCTACGAATGGTTTCAAAATCGTATGATTTAAAATCTGCTTGTTGGAAAGAGGTGTAAATTTTACGCCAATCCTCAGCAACTAGTAATCTGTTCTGTCTATCTGTTGTGGCCATACTGTTTGTATGAATATTTATTGATTATATAAAGTGCGTATATTAAGATAGACGGAGAGTGCTATCTTCATCAAAACTAAAAGTGAGCTTTTCTACAACATTGTAGGGCACAAAACGTATAGTGGCCTGCACAGCAATACCGTGCTCAAACTCGCTTACTATGATTTCTTCTGTTTGTAGGCGTGGATCTGCGTTTAAATTTGCAGTAATATCATCTGCAACAGCTTGTTTTACATCATCTGTCAATGGTTCAAACAATACATCATATATTATTGTACCAAATTCTGGATTTTCTACTCTTTCACCTTTTCTCACACTTAATCTGTTTATTAAATCCTGCTTAATCAAAGCAAAATCATACAGTTTGTAGTTGTTGTTATCAGCTCTAGAACTAAATCCTTTGAATATTGATTGTCCTTGTAGATATGTTTTATTTTCTGCCATTTTTAAAATCCAAATACTTTTCCTATGCTTCTAGCAACTTTACCAACAGTGCTAACAGCTCGTGCAACTGTACTTACCGCCTCTGCTGTCTGTACTACTGAGGTAACTTTTCCTCCAACTACATTTTTATATGTACTTGTAACTTTAGTCAAATTGTTTAGTGTGTTTGCTGGTCCTGTTATTCCTTGTATCGTTCCGCCAATATTTGTTCCTGTTCCATCAGATAATAATGTGCCAATTGTGTTTACTGTAGATGAAACTTTATTTAATGTTCCTGTAACTTTATTTGTGTTTGGAATATTTACAATTTTGTTTGTTCCTTCGGTGTACAACACACCTGATTCGTTGATCAATACGTTTTTTAAATTTGCACCACCTGTGTTGACAGCTGAAGTAAGTTGTTGATATGTTTCTGATACTGCTTCTGGTAGTGCAGTATATCCTAACACACCACTTGTCAAATAATTTACATCTACACTATAATTTGCACTATATGAGTTGTTAAAATTACTTAATGCATTTTCAAAAGTTTTGGTTGGATTTTTTGCAAAGTCTGTAAGTAAGTCTGATCTGTATTGAGCCCATTTAATGGAAGCAAGATCACTATTTCTATTTGCACTTTCTACAAATCCTACTGTGCCTGGACTATTGGTTGTTCCGCCAACAGATCCAAAAGCTGGATTACGATCCTGATGTCCCCAAAACGGTTCGTGTGTTGGTACTCTCATACCTGACATACCCGGCAATCCTCTGTCTACTTCATATATTGATCCTACGGATCTCAATGATACATCAGGATAAGATGTTAAAGCTGTACCTGTGCCTGATCCATCTGGATCTAAAAAACTTGTTCTTGTTAAAGTTGGCACTAGGTTTCCTATTGTGCCAAAACTATTAAAGTGTACTTGACCTCCTATTAGGTCTACTCTACCCATACCTTGTTGAATATTTCTTAAACCAGCGTCTGCTATTATCTGTGAAGATGCTTTTGTATAAACGTTTCTGCCTTCTATTCTAACATCGTCTGAAGCCAAAGCATTTATTCTTGATCCATCAAGACTCACTCCGCCGGTTGATTCGTTTGCTTTAATTTTTATATTTTTGTTTGCGTACATATTAATATTTCCTTCTGCATGGAAATTAATATCTGCTCCTGATCTTAAATTGTATCCTGTCTGTGCATAAACATCTACAAGTCCGTTGTTAGAAAATTCCATCCAGACTGTTCCTTCGGAATTGGCCAAATACATAACCCCTGCTGAGTCGTGCATTACCAATTGATGACCAGAACTTGTTCTTAATCGTACTAGATGATTATCTCCGTTTTCATCGCCATCATCCATTACAAAAGTATGTCCTGTTTTTCTTGTTGTATTTTTGTTTTGTAATCGATCATTAGGTCCAAGTTTGTCTTTTTTAGCAACTCTTTTGTCTATAGGACCCGGAGTACTGATGCCAAACACATTACTTGGCGTTTCTCTTCTGCTAGAAGAGGTTGTTGTTCCACGCACATTATCTTGTACCAACCCTTGATCTCTCAATGTTTTGGCAAAAGGGTGTATAGGTTTTTTAAGTTTGTCAAATCCTTTTAATGAAGCATTTGCATAAAATTGTCTATTAACTTCTCCTGCGGGTAACTTATCTGCTCCATACAACTCTTGATTAGTTTGGCCAAAGTCGTTAGTGTCTTCAGCACTAGTATCTGCACTTGCAATACCTGGCGTCATGTTGTTAATAAACGGTTGTTGTACACAGGCTATCCAATAACCTAAACTAATTTTGCCTTCTGCAAAAATTACTAGCACACGAGAATCTATATCAGGTGGTACCATCCACATACCATAAGAGTGCTGTGAATCTTTATAACTTGCTGTGGAGGAGCTATTTGTTGCTTCAGGGCTTTTTGCCCCATAGAAAGGCGGAGCATATTCAACGCTGATTAATTCGCTTTCACTGATACTGCTGGTTCCTGCTAATGCTGGAATAACAACCTTCAATCTTCCCATACGTGTTGGATCAACATTGTCTTTGACAACAGCCACATATGGACCAGAGTCTAATGTTGTATAAGATGACTCTCCTGTTAATTTCTTTGTGCTTTGGTGTCCACTTACGTTTAACATTATGCGACGTTGTCCTCTATTGGTGGTGGTAATTGACTAGCTGTTTTAAGTTCTTTTAATTCTTGTTTTACTGCTTTTGAACTTCCTTTTTGATTATTGAATCTTGTCATTTCTAAATTTTGCGTAAATTGTCCAGTTTCCATAACGCTTACTACTCTGTTAACTCTATATATTCCTGTAAACTGTGGGGTATCACCTTTGGTGAACTCATAAAGTCCTGTGCCTTCATCAAAGTCTGTTGGAAATTTAAAATCTAATGATACAACTGGTTCTGCATTGTCAAAATTAAAACAACCTTTTTCTGTATCAAATTCAAAACCTTTTACTCCACCTACTTGAATTTTTTTATCATAACTGCCTCCAAATCCAGGATCAGTCATTGGTAGTGCAAAATCTTGCCCTAAAAATGCAGGGTCTCCCATAATTTTCATGTCTACATTAACCATGTCTCCTTTTGGATTAGTAAGATAATCGTAAAACTGTTGTGCCTGTAATCCAACTTCTAAGCCAACTTGTTCAGGATCTTCTCCTTTGGATGTTGTAACATTTTGTTTCAGTGGCAGTCCAGGCTCTGGATAGGTTCTTTTGCCAAAATATTGTATTACTTTTTTAAATAAACTTGGACTTAGATCATTATTTCCTTGTGCTGATCCTCCATCAATTAATTTTGATTGATAATAACTTGCATTGTATTCTACATTTAAATCCAATATGTCAAGATTTTCTCCTGTGTAAATGTAATTGTACTTTTTTTTTACATATTGATTCCAAGTGTCATATCCGCCCATGCCTGCTCTCGCAAAGTTTCCAACATGAATTTTATACGGCTGGACATGATAGTGAATTGTTCTTTTGTGTGATTTTAAAGTTCTATCAAACTCTTTTTCAACTTTTACTGTTGTAATAATTTTAAACCAAGGCACCCATGGCGTTGGAGCTGATCCATCTGCTTCGTCGTATGCCGTAGATGCTTGAACTTGATTCCAATAAATATCACAAATTTTATCAATCTCACTGTATTGCGGAAATTGTTTTACAAAATCTTCCAATATTTTAGCAATCGATGTACCTTTTCTAAAAGTCATAGAATGTAGATCTTTGTTTCCAAAAAATCCAGTTGATTTAAATTTGTTTGAATAGTCTCCAGTTCCAGCTTGAATACTTGTTGAACCTGTGTCACCTATATCTGGATCTGCAGTAATTTTGTATACGTCTTCATATTCTCTAACACCTCTCTTAACTTCACTTTTCATGATTGTGTTTAAAGTATTTTGAAAATCATTTAGATAACTTCTTAGATCGTTGCCTCGTCCTGACATTTTTCCTTGCCCTCTAGTGTATAAAAAAGTGTTAACCATTGCAAATTCTGTCCATGGTTGTGCTGTTAATGTGTAAGTAGTACCGCCTGCATTCATTTGTAAACTAGATTGAGTCAATCTTATAGGCAAAAATCTTTTTTGCACAGCGTCAAGCACAGGATCTCCTTTAGAGTCGTATCCTTTAAATTCTATTGTAAGTAAGAAAGGTGCATCTGTGTGGTCAAGGTAACCTCCGTTGAATGCGGCCGCTCTTATTTTTTCCCAAAAAGTAATGCCGTTGGGTTCACTCATTGTCATTTCTATCTTGGTATAATTCATTAATTTTCTATCTGCGTTAGGCCTTGGATAGCTGTCAATTTCTACTCTTTCAAAATAAATGTCTCTGTTTTTTTTAAGAGTTTTATTGTATTGTTCTGCTGTGGCTCCTACTTCTCTTTTTATTTTTAGAGTTCTAGCAAAATCATCTGATCCTTCAGCTTCAAACTTTTTACCATACCCTGTGCCAAATTGTATGTTTGAATTGGCAAATTCTTCAGCATCGCCTATACCTCCTGTTCTAGCGATAATATCGTGTGCAGGATCTTTTAAAATGCTTTTTGGATTATCAAGTTGTGTTCTACTTAAACCTGAAAGCGTNAGAACATAGTTGTAGGTTGCAAATTTATGCAGTCTGTTTGCATCAANAAATCTATCTACGTCAGTTTTTAATTCTTGGCTTATTGTTTTTTCAGTGAACGCTTCTTTCACTGTGCCTGTATCGCCTGGTTGGTATGCCATTTTAAATTCCTAAGTCTGTTTTCAAATTACTTAATTTTGGAATTTGAATTGTGACTCCCGGGGCAAAATCGTATATTGGATCTTCTATTTGATTGGGGTTTCTTTGTGCAAACACCCACCAAAGTCTCGGTGAGCCGTATAAATCGTATGCCAATAGGTCAGGCCTGTAAGCATATATTTGATCAATTGTATATGTTGTATCATCTTGATCGGCTGTAATTGCTCTCGGCACTAAAAAGTCAAGACTGATTGCATTTTCTTCTGTGTTAAAATAAGGTGATGTGTTTGAATACTGAGCCATTAAATGAACCCTACTCCTTCTTGGTTTCCTTTAGAACCAAAATTACTTAGATTGCCATTAACAAAATCTCTCATTGAAAAGTTTTTTACAGTGTCTCTTGAATAGACTGGTTGTAGTTGCACTGTTATTGTTGAAAGGCTAGGTGCCCATGTTTCCGGAATGGCACTTGTTGATTGTGCAGTTATAAAACCATCATCGGGTGTTTGTTGATTTGAAGGATTACGTATTTGTGGTCCTTGTGATGTTGCAATGTAATCTACATCAGATCTTAATTCACAAGTAAAGTTTGTTACAATTACAGGTACATTTTTAAAAACATGATTTCCGTATCCATTTAATTTTAAAATTGGTGGTGGATTTCCTCTTGTTGCATCTGCTCCACCAAAAAACATTTTTGTTACTGCTCTTAAGAAATGAATTGTACCTACCCAGTATGCCGCATCTGTTTGGTTCTGTACAGGAAATTCTCCCACAATGGTCATGTTTGCTGGTTCAGAATTTTGATATGCATAGTAAGGATAGTTTGCATGAGTTGTTGCTAGTTGTGAATAATTGGCTTGGTGCTGTATAATGACTGATGGTGTAATTGGAAAAATTACTCCGCCTGCTCCTGTCAAAGCATTTAATAACTTGTAATTTACACCGGTTGTTGTTTTGTTATTATCTGCAAAAAACATTTCTCTTAAATTACTGTTAGTTGGTAAAGTAAGTTTTACACGCCAGTCTGTGTTGCCGCTACGAGTATTCCAACGTGCTGTTGCTCTTTGATCCCCTATTAGACCCTCACCTCCTCTTTTTAAACCTGCACCAAAAAGTCTGCCCAATGTTCTGTTAAAAACGTTAGAGGCGGCTCGCCCTATAGACTTGCCTAAAGTGTTCTGGTTATTGTTTTCAAAAGGTTGTGTACTCATAAAAAATATAGTATAATAAACAATATTTATAGGCACAATAATAGGCGCATTTAATTCCCCATACGGCACAGTTTAGAGTACATTTCAACAGACCTGTTTGTGGTCATCTTAATTAACATAGAAAGAGAATTATGAAAAGAGTAAATTATTTAAACAACCGTGATTTGATGGCTGAAATACACAAGAGCAAAAATACCTATTGTTCTTATGTTGATCCTGAAGACGCACACTATGACGTCATAGTGCCTGACGTAAAAAAAATAAATGCGGCCACTGTTGCAAAAGCCAGAAAAGCACGTGCCAAAAGAATGACACAAATAGCATGGGAAAAAGCCAAAGCTGAAGCTGGAAAAAGAAACAAGTTAAAAATGGCAGACTTTGAAGTGTCTCCTAGGAAGATCGAAAAAACAGATTTAGTTTTTCGTGTAATGTCCTTTGATCATATACCCAAAGATAGCACACGAAAAAACAATCCTAAAACTGTTGCTGATCATCATACAAAATGTAACTTTCCTCCATTCCAACATTATCGTTTAGATAAAAAAGCAAAAGTTAAACTTGTAGGCAAGTCACATTGGGTTGGTGGTTTGAGTAACGGATACTTTGATAATAAACATGGAACAATTACAGAAAAACTAGCCAAGATGTATATGAAACTTTGTGAAAGATATGGAACACGTTCAAACTGGAGAGGTTATACCTACAATGACGAAATGCAATCACAAGCACTAATGCAGTTAAGTCAAATAGGTTTACAGTTTGATGAATCAAAATCTGAAAATCCGTTTGCTTATTACACAGCGGCTATAACAAATTCATTTACTAGAATATTAAACATTGAAAAGAAAAATCAAAATATTAGAGATGATATTATGGAACAAAATAACATGATGCCAAGTATGACTAGGCAGATGAGCGAACAGATTGCAAGACAAAATAAACAAATAAAAGAATCACAGTCTACAGTAAAAGTAGCAACAAAGACATCAATGGCGCTATTCAACAAACACTATAAAAAAACTGGAAAAATGGATTATTCTATTTTAAAATACAAAGACACACCAACAGAAAAGCTTCAAGAGATACAAAGAAAAATACAAGAGGAACATAAAAAATAATGGCAATGTTTAAAAAGGTTGCTTGTTTTACTGACATTCACTTTGGAATGAAAGGCAATTCAAGAGTACACAATGACGATTGCGAAGCTTTTGTTCATTGGTTCATAGAACAAGCTAAAGCTCAAGGTTGCGAAACTTGTATATTCTTAGGCGACTGGCACCACCATAGATCATCTACAAACGTATCTACAATGAACTACACAGTTTCCAATATGGAAAGACTATCCGCCGCATTTGAAAAAGTTTACGTCATTATGGGTAATCACGATTTATTTTACAGAGACAAAAGAGAAATAAACAGTATGGAGTTTATAAGAAATATTCCAAACATAAAAATAGTAAATGAGTGGATTGAAGAAGAAGATGTTGCAATTATTCCATGGGTTGTGCAAGATGAATGGAAACGTATTCCCCAACTAAAACAAAAGTATATTTTTGGACACTTTGAATTGCCGTACTTTAAGATGAACGCTATGGTAGATATGCCAGATGTAGGTGGCATAAAAGCAGAACATTTTGTAAATCAACAATATGTGTTTACAGGACACTTTCACAAAAGACAAGTAAGAAACAATATTGTGTATATGGGCAACGCTTTTCCACACAACTATGCAGATGCTG